CCCTAGCAGCCGCAGGCGGTCTACCCGGTTAACCAGTGCGCCGGGAGTTGCGTCCATCCAGCCGGCAGTCCCATCAACTGTTCCACCCAGTTCGGGTTCAGCTTCATGCCGCTTCCCTTGGTCGACGATACAAGCGTCTTCATCCGCTTGTCGCTTGGGTTGACGTTGCTGGCATCGTCCTCCAGCGGTGTCGGCCAGTTCTTGGCCTGCTGCGATAGTGTTGGACTTTGCTTGCTGCTGCCGGGATTCCCCGCAAGCGGCGTCGACCAGCTGTCCTCCTTCCGCACTTTCACCGACAGTGGCAGGTGCAGGTTGATTCCCTCCTTCTGTTTTCGTTCCCTCCGTTTGTCCCATGTCTCAAGATTTTCATCATTCTCAGCCGCCCTTGGGGTTGGCCACTGTTCTGGGTTCTTCCCAATCGTACTGCGCTTGGCCGGGCCGGCTTGGCCAGCTTTGACCTTGGCCTTCTTTGGCCGGGTGGGAAGACCCACTATTGCCGGGTGGTTGCTTAATGCCTTCTGACCATAGTTGGGTTGGTTGCTGATCTTTTCCGCCTCGGCAGTTGTAGGTGTGGGCCAGTTCTCCTGACGCATCACCTGTTCCCTCAACTGTGCCTCCGGTTTGTAGATCCGGTTCCGGCTGCCATCCCTCTCGTCGCTGACCCTTGGTGTCTGCCAGTTCTTCTTGCAGGCGTCCGCCAGCATCGGCTGAACCTTCTTGTCGCCCCGATATGCATTCGTCGGCGACTGGTATTCCTTGTTTGGATTCTCGATCTCGTTGGCCTGCGGTGTCGGCCAGTTCGCCGCCGCCACTCCACGCAGGTTCCTGTGTTTCCACTCCCTCTTCGCGCTGGCTTCGTTGGACGGCGTCCATGAGTCGCCGACCACAGGTGTCGGGAAGCCATCCGAGGATGAAGACCCGCTTGCGCTGGTGAGGCGCGCCGACTTCAGCCGCGCTAAACATTCCCCACGTTGTTCGATAACCCAGTTGTCCCAAGTCTTGCAGGACGTCACGCAACCCAAGGGTAACGTGTCCTTGGACGTTCTCGAAGAAGACTGCGCTTGGTTCGCAAGCGGCAATTCCGTCTGCGATGTGTGGCCACAGGTGCCTTGGGTCGTCCTCGCCTTGTCGCTTGCCGGCGCTGCTGAATGGCTGGCATGGGTAGCCTGCAAGCATGATGTCCACCAAGCCTCGAAATCGTTCGTAAGGGAAGGTCTTAACATCCGAGTAGACAGGTGCTGCAGCCAGCTTTCCCTCTTCAATCTTCGCAACCAAGTTTGCTGCCGCGAATCCTTCCCTCTCCACGTAAGCGACTGTGCGCAGGCGAAGGCCGAGTCGTTCAAGTCCCAACTCAATCCCGCCGTATCCGGCGCAGAGGGAGAGTACTTCAAGTTTTCCGGCGTTATCCACACTTACGATACCTTTCAATGGTTCCCAACACATCCTGCACCGCCTGTGCGTAGCCGGCACGCCAGTGACGGTCATCGCTGTCGACGCCGTCACTGATCGCACTGGCCACACTCATTCCGGTTGCCTCATCGAACACATCCTTGAGTGCCTGCCAGATTCCGCTGGCGTCGTCCAATTTCTGGATATGTTGTTTTCGTTCCTCCTCTGTCATTACTGGTTCACTGGCTGGACGCCGATGCGTCCGATCATCTTGTTCTGTTCCTGTGCAATCGACTGCTGGAGGTTTTTCCCATAGTTCTCCAACAACGCTTGGAACCGTTCATCGCCTTGCAATGCCTCTTGATACTTCGGGTTGCCTTGAACGATCTGTTGCATGAACTGCATCTTCATACCGGCAGTCGGATCGTTCTCCGTGTATGCCGCCTCATTACCCAAGGCCATCAGTGCGATATCTTGGTTTACCTTGTCGAATGTCTTCTGGCTGGCACCGCGCTGGTCGGTCATCACCGACTGGCCAAGTACAGGGTCAATTACATTGACTGCAAGCTGCATTAACTTGGCCCTATCTACGGTTCCTGCCGTGTCTATTGGCAGAAGATCGATCACCGATTTCAACTTGGTTACTATTGCCTCACTGTCGAGTTCCCTAACATCAAAGCGGATCGACATATCGTACTCACCTTGAATCTCGGCTTGGCTTGTAGGCAGACCGGGATTAACCCCGGCGATCCGCGCCAAGTCCTCATCACCAAGGTACTGCTGGATTAGCTTGAACATCATGGTGAAAGCCTCCGACCAAGCACTCAGAAACTTGTCGGTCATGCTTTGAACCTTCGCCTGTGCGATTATCGGGTTGCTGGTGCTGTCGTTAATCCTCCCGAAGTATTCATCGGCCTGCTTTTCCACGTAGGCGATGACGTTCAATGCCTCGTTCGGACTGCTTTTAGGCGGATCAAGAAACTTCACCTCCCCGGGACGCATCTCCGGCAATTCACTTCCGGGCTGCAGCCGGTACACCTGGCCCATTCGTGCTGGCACGGTTAAAGGCGGAAACACCATCAAGCTGGCGCGGTCCGTCAAAGCGTCACGTTGTGCCTTACACTCTAGCTGCCATGTGTGAACGATATCGCACACTCCGCGTGAATCGACCAGCTTGCGGCTGACGTTCTCCCGGCGAACCACCACGAACGGGAACTTCCCGGCGCAATGGTCAAGGATTGTGTCCTTGCCACTGAGTTCACTGATCTTCGGGTTGAAGACCGTGCAGTGAACATTCAGCACACCCTCCTCATCGATCTCCTTGCGGTAACCGTAGATCACCTCGTACAAGCCTTCAGTTGCACCGGACTGGGTGAAGGTGTCACTCAGCGGGTCTTGATAAACACTTGGGTATGCGTCCTGCGCATTCAACACCGCATCAACCCACGCCTCATTGTAGTCGTAGATCGAAACAAGTTCCTTCAACTCAAATTCAGTCATCCACACCCGGCGGAACACGTGTGATGTTGACTGCAATTCCACCGTCTCAGGCGGAAAGAATATTTCATCAAACGGTTTCAACGCCAAAACCTGCGGACAATTCTTGGTCACCACGTCAATGGCCCACTCGGTCTGTCCGTCCTCGCGCAGTTCACGCACCATCTTCTTGGCTCGCCTGCGTTTCACTCCCAACTCAGCCTCCAATATCTCAGCCGCGAGGTCGTTCTGGTCTGGGTCGGCAATCATCGCCGGTAATTGGCCAAGCGAGGATTCCTCCCCGGCCTGCTGCGCGATGGCGACCAAGTCATCCAAGGTGATCGGTTCCATCTTCTTCGTAACCTCCTTGTCCCAACGGACGTGAAGCACCGAGAACCCGTACTGTTGCGCCTGGTTCGCGCACAGTTCGGCCTCCTTGCGGAACTCAGCCTGCAGCTTGTTCCGGTAATACTTCAGCAAGGTCGTGCATATGTCCGCCTGCGCGGCATCCGACATCTCTGTTGGCGAGGCGCGAAGTACACCGCGCTGAAACGCGGTCGTCATTACGTCCACGTTTTCATTGATGATGGCGTCGGCAAGCCTCACACGTGTATCCGCGGCACCATCCCACGGGAACACCTGTTCATTATCGTTGGCTTGATGTTTGCGCCCGTCATCTGACTGACCAGCCCAGCTACAATAGCGGATATCATCCGCCCTGCTGCGTCTGTACGAAAGGTCGTTGAACCCTCCGCTTCTATTCCATTCCTTAATTAGTTCACTGACTTCGATTGCCATTCCGTGATTCCCTCCTTCTCAAAGTAGGCGTCAATTGTGCGCCTCACAAATTTACGTTTCTGTTTCAGCGGAACGATAAACCGGATCAAGCCGGTGTCCGCCAGTTCATTGAGTTCAACGAGTGTCAACCCGCTGTACTCAACCGCCTGTGCCGTTGTTAAAAGTTTCGGCCAATGTCCCATCCTTAAAACTCCTCCTCCTCTTCCTCGTCGTCCTCTTGCGCGATGCCGTGAATTTCACACAAGACTTCAAATTTCAATGAATCCAAAACACCGACAACTCCTACCAGTGTGAGGTCCAGTTCTTCCCGCGCCCAATCAAGCACTCCCTCAATTTTATCGTTCAGTATGTCCAACTGGTCGGACTCGTTCATACGGCGTTTTCTCCTTTAACACCTGCCGTTTCTTTTCTGATCAGCGTACCAACCGGGAGGGACAGAGGCGACCGGCCTGTCTTTTCGCAGATGCTTACGTCAACCTCCCTGTAAGCGCCCTCCTTGTGTAGTTCCCAGATTTCCTTCAGCAGTTGTTTTATCCATTCCCGCGTAACGTAATCGGTCTTAAACACATGAACCCATTTTTCGGGATTGTTCCGGTGCGGCTTAACGTCAAACCGGTAACCTTCACCCAGCTTTGCCTCTGTTTTAAGTTCTTCAATTTTGTTGGCTAATCGCATGATTTCCTTTCGGTTCTCCATTGTCCGGATTCAGTAGCTTCCTCCTCCCCTAACTTCCAGACAGTCTCTTTCAACCATGAGGTTGTCGTCCGTACAAAGGTATCTGACCGTGTCTACCGGATCCTTGCACGCGCCACGGTCACTGTCTTGGTTGGTCCACTCTCTCATTGAGTAGATGATGTTTTTGCAGTTGGACGACACCAACAGTCGCGGTCTGTTGTCCTCATCAACAGGCTTGGTTGCGTCGAAGTACAAAAGATCATTGATCAATGCCACCCCCTCATCGACGCGCCGACCACTTGCCGGGTAACAGTGCATCGGTTCCATGCCGTATTCGTCGGAATGCAGCTTGTCCAAGATTGTAGTCCCATCAAGCTGGGTGCTGCCTGCCGCTCGTGGATCGATCAAGCGCAGGAAGATTTCCTCGCCACCCTCAAGTTCCTTGATCAACCGCTTGTATTCCCATATCGCCCTGCCGCCACCGCCTGACTTCTGTGCCGGTCCGGGCGAACCGTCAGCCTTGCTGCTGGGAATCGCCCAGTCGCCCATCGTTTGGTCGGGCCACTCACGGTAAATGTACAGCACCCCTTCGTGTACGCGCGCCCAACAGATGAACCAGTTCTTGGAACCCGCCGGGTCCGCTATCATGTAATTTACCCCATCAGTTGGTAAATCCGCATGACTTATGATGTGTTCATCACAGAACCGGGGGAACTGTGCGCCGCTGGTTGCCGTGGCCCAGCCGTAGGCACGAACCATGATCTCTCCATCGTGCAAGCCATGAAGCCGCTTCTTCAATTCTTCGTATGGATTGAACGGATTGTCTTTGGTTTGCCAGAAGACGGCGTGCGACTTAGGACGGCGACATCGCATCAAGTACGGCATCTTGCCTTCCGGCCCACTCGGAAGGTTCTTGCCGGGTAGCAGTTCCGAGTCACGCCACTCCAACACCTCGCCGCCTTGAATGAAATCCTTGACCGTGAGGCTGAACCCCTCGATTGGGGTGAAGCTGAGTAGAAGCTTGCCGGAGCGGGTCACAAGCCGGTAGCGAAGTGTTTCGAGTAGATCAAATGGAATCAACTCATCCGCCCAGGCAATGTCGATTTCCAGACCTTCAACCGTGTTCCTTTCCTGACTGTAATGAAGAAACCAGCACTGGCTTCCATTAGGCAGGATGAATGAGTTCTCAGTGAAACCTCCCTTCTGACTGTATGAGATGTTTTCGACCTTACCCTTAATCCGCTTCCGGTATTCCTGCGGAAGGTACTTCCAGATAACCGGCTGTTGATTCTGCAGGCTGGACTGATGTGTGGTGTGAAAACAGGCCACTCGTGACTTTGGCTTTTCCATCAACTGCTTCACGCAATACTTGGCTGCGAACTCCGTCTTGCTACTACGGTTCCCACCTGAGATCAGAAGTTCGTCGCTGCCTTCCAGCAGCTTCTCAGCCTCCTTCCAGTGGGATGGTTCATACCCGTATCGGTAAGGGTCGTGATGTTCGTGGTACAACATCTCGCCACGCTTCATCATAGCCAACCGGAAAGCCTTCTCACCTTCAGGTGTCTTGACCGCCAGTGCCGCGTCTTCCCTGCTTGGAAGCCGGTACACCGGGTGCTGGCGGTAGATGAAAGGTTCCAGATCGACGTTCACCGGCTAATCCGTCGTCACGATCTTCGGTTCCTCTGCCTCCTCACCAGCAGCGTCTGCCGGTCCTAATTCAAGTGCCGTCGCCAATACATTGGCTGCGTTCTGCACCTGTGCTTGCTGTGTGCTGGCCACTTGCAGGGCCAAGTTGATCAGCGTGTTCAACGCTGCCACCGACTGTTCTTTATTCTCACTCATCTTCGTTCAGTCAGGCGTATTTTCAACGCCTGTAAATAATGCCAGCAATCGACCAGTTCCTCTTCCATGTGGTCCAAGCAAACCTTGTTCACCAAGCAGCCGCCGTGTTCTTTCTGGCCGGCCAGATACTTCGCCGTGGCCAGTTCGTTGAACCGATCAACACTGCGCTTGGCAATCTCTTCCGGCTTTAGGTCGCAACTGGCCGCATCCAATGATGGTAGTTCGTCCAGCGTGCTGATCGTCTTAACCTCCACAGCTTGGCCTCCTCTTCGATGTCCGGTGGGTAATCCCACAGTGGCTGGTTTTCTTCCAGCTGCCTGTGGCTTGACCCTGCTTGGCCAGCCACCTGTCTGCTGCGCGATTGAACTCAGCGCATTCCTCCATCGTTGGCGTTGGGACGTGTGCATTACTCGCCGTACCGTGTAGTTCTATTCCGTTATGCTTAATCATATTACCAAATACCCGGATACCTCGGCGACCGGCCTGTCTGCCGGTACACGTCGCCATCCTTAATAAACTTAATTCGCATGAAATTCCCCCTCCTGTCCGGGCGCCATAGCAACGCGTTACGGACCCTCACGACCCTCTTGGTTCCCTTGGGGTCGATCACCTGAACCATCCTCGGGTTCAACCAGTCCCACCTAACCACGTCACCCTCCATGACCGCAGGGGAATCCTCCGTACCCTCTTCCAACCCGAAGTGCCTCTGTAACTTGGCCAAGCCGGTGGCGTGAATGATGACATCGCGCTCGTATCGCCAGTCAACCTTGGGAGTCAGGTGCGCCTTCCTAGCCGCAACAATCTGGCCTCTAGCCAACCCCCACGCAGACGGTAAATGGCGCTCCCGGACCTCCCCTACCTTGACCTCAATCACTCCCTGAAATTAGAGGACGACCACCCTGCTTATGAGTGCAACCGGGTAAACCAAAGAAACCCCGTAAGGTGGTCGTCCCACCTTTGCTAAAAAATTCTGTATGGCTAAATCCATTATGATGTTGATGGTGATCGGCTAATACCGACCCCCTCCCCCTACCGGCCTTTGTGGTATTGCCAGGTGTACCAGACTGCAACCGTTTTCCGTAGTTTTGGTAGACAAATTGGCAGACACCCAAAACCAGTCATTGAGTACCAGTGGTTTGCGTAGTTTCGGCTCCTGACTGGGAGTCAAGTATCTGTGCGTTCGCCCTCGGTAAACGGTCAAGAATGTCCTCAACTGCGTCCTGTTTGATGGAGATGTGCTTAACGATGGTTGGTGGTGTTGTCCCGGCGATCTCGTTCATTTTCGTAATGGAAACTCCTAGAACAATCGGTAATGCACGATCCCCAACCTCATCACGTTCCAACCTCCCTAGCAGCCTGTCGGCAGCTGATTCGGCAACCTGACCAAGCTTCGTTGCCATCCTCAACTTGTGGGTCGGTATCATCTCCATGTGCCGTTGCCGCAGCACTGACACGGTAGACGGTGACACTCCGTAAGACTCAGCCAGATCGATTACCGTCCTACCCTCAATCAGTCCCTTCGCTACCAGCTGGTAGGTATCCGGGGCCATCTGGCACCCAACTCCCTTGTCCGGCTGCTTAACGACGTCTCCGTCGCTTACCGGGCCTTCTCCTTGACTCGTACTCATCGATGTATGTTTGCAGCTTGGTGGCTGCCTCCTTGGCTTCCTCCTCGCTGTTGAACTCTGTTTGTGTGACCGGCAGCGGCTTCCCTCGTTCAAACCGTGACCCAACTGGGTTGTCGCCGGCGGCGGACCGACAGCG